TGAATCAGAGTGCCAAATGCGGCATTATGAGTTAAAAGCTCCAGGTTTGCTTAATGTTTTAAAGAAAAACTACTGGCACAGGGCAATTGGCACACAACAAAAGGTTGTAGTAATACAAACCTTAATGAATCGTTACAATGTAACACCATGGGCATCGTGGGGAAGAGCTAACAGAGTAAAACTCGGAGCTTGGTTACTAGATTGCATCATGGAGACAAGCAATTGGTTCTACAAAGACATGCGTCAAGAAGGACGCAAGCGCGTTAACTATGTTCTACCTACACCTGAATTCCTTGAAATCAAGGATCAAGTCATGAAAGAGAGTGAGTTATTCGCACCAATAGCGTGGCCAATGCTCATTGAACCTAACGACTGGGGTGAAAAGCCTGGTGGTTACTTGCTTAATGAGGTGATGCGAGGTCATGAGATGGTACGGCGTGGCGACAAGGGATGTATACAGGGAGAAACCCCAATCGCTTTCCTCAACAGGATTCAGAAGGTTGGGTACACTCTTAATCCGTTCATTGTAAACGTAGCCGAACAGCTCTATGAAAGAGGAATTAGTGTAGGTAAATTTATACCTATAGTAGAAATGCCTCTCCCTCCTAAACCTCCAGATATAGCAGACAACAAGGATAGCCGTAAGGCATACCGTAGAGCTGCTGCAACCGTGATGAATACCAATGCTAGTGCATTCAGGCGTTCATGTAGAACACGGATGACTATGGAGGCAGCTAGAAGATTTGAAGGTAAGGAGTTCTTTATCCCTTGGTCTTTTGATTATAGAGGTAGAGCTTATCCTATACCTGCTTTCTTAACCCCACAAGATACAGACTTTGGAAAGAGTTTGTTAAACTTTAGTGAATCTAGTTTAGTTACACCTGAAGCTGAGAAATGGTTAGCCTTTCAAGTTGCTACAACCTTTGGTCTTGATAAAAGTCCAATGGAAGAGAGACAACTATGGGTTAAACATAACATCCCATTAATCACATTCATCGCTGAGAATCCTCTCGATAGTATTAGTGATTGGGAGAGTGTAGAAGAACCTTGGCAATTTTTAGCTGCTTGTAATGAGTACTATCATTGTGTCTTTAAGAAAGATTGGCACACCACATCTGCCAGTATAGCTATAGACGCTACATGTAGTGGTCTACAGATACTTGCTGGTCTCGCAAGAGATAAGAGTACTGCTGAACTTGTTAATGTAACTCGTTCACCTATACCACAAGATGCATACAAGGTAGTTGCTATGGAATCTAGAGGTCAGATACCTGCTAGATTACGTCCTCACTGGGATAGAAAGTGTTGTAAAAGAGTCGTCATGACTATACCCTACAATGCAAAACCCTATTCTAATAGATCTTACATCAGGGACGCACTTAAGGAGAAAGGTGTAGAGGTAGATAAAGATGAGTTAACTCAAGCTGTTAAAGCAGTTAGAGGCGCTATGCACCGTGTTGTACCTGGTCCGATGTCCGTAATGAGATGGATAGAGGATGAGGTGTCTAAGGCGGTAGCCCGTGGTGTCTCAGAGCTGACATGGACAACACCATCAGGCTTTGTCGTCCATCAAAAGATAATGAAGAAACATTATGAGCGCTTACAGCTACAATTATTAGGCAAATGTGAGATCAGAGTAGCAACAGATGATACGGATGAAGTAGATAAATCTAGGCACAAGGCTGCAACTGCACCTAACCTAATCCACTCACTCGATGCTTCATTATTACATCTTGCTACAATGCGCTTCAATCACCCTATCGCTTTGATTCACGACAGTGTATTATGTAGAGCGACAGATATGTCTATTCTGTCAACCCTAGTAAGGGAAACATATATGCATTTATTTGCACAACATGATTACCTTACAGACTTCGCTACTCAAATAGGTGCGGAGACTGAACCCCCGATCATTGGAGACCTTGAACCCTCCAACGTATTGAAATCCACTTATTTCTTCTGTTAATTATGAAATTGAAAGACTTCATCTCCACCACATTTAATAATGTGAGGTCTAGCAAACGCACAGAAATACTCAATGAAGCTGTATTAGAATATTTATATGATCAACGTCATGACTTAGTAAATTATGATGTTAAATATGAATATAAGATACCTGATAGTTGGGGTGGTACATTTAAAGTTGATATTGCGTTTTTACATAATGGCTTAGTGAAAATAGTAGCCTTATGCAAAGCTCCAAACAGTAATATCAATAAGAACATAAAGAACTATGCTAATACTACAATTGGTGAAGCATCACGTATTTATTGTATAGATAATCACATTCATGAGGTCATCTTTGTTACTGTTCTACCTGAGAAAGCACCCCAATTCGATACAGACGGCGTCGTTAAAGGTTTAGATAATGTTGTGTCTGTTAAAAAATATGCAAATATTAGTAACGTTATTGAAGCTCAGTATAATGGCCGTGTTAAATTAATAGACATCTGGTACAAAATTCCTAACATCGAATCCCGAACCAACAGAAAAGATTATGCTAACTTCACCCCAATTACATCTTGGTGATTGCCTTGATGTGATGTGTAAGATGGAAACAGCATCAGTTGATATGGTTTTTTGTGATCTTCCTTATGGTACTACTCAAAACAAGTGGGACATAGTTGTTCCCTTTGAGACCCTATGGGAAGAGTATAATAGAGTGATTAAGTTGAATGGTGCAGTACTTTTAATGGGACAGGCACCGTTCGATAAGGTATTAGCTTGTTCAAATCTCCGAAACTTCCGTTATGAATGGATATGGGAGAAGAATAAAGCAACTGGACATCTTAATGCAAAGAAAATGCCTATGAAGTGCCATGAAAATATATTGGTATTTTATCAAAAACTTTGCACTTATAATCCACAGAAGACGCAAGGTCATAAACCTATGAACGCTGTTCTTCCAAGGGATGCTATACCTGAACCAGATGAGAAGAGAAATTATAATCATGTCTCTAAAAGATTGGGCAACCCAGGTGGCACTACAGAACGATGTCCACGTGACGTCATTAAATTTCCTGTAATCAATAATGATAGTTCTGAGAAATGGCACCCAACACAAAAGCCCGTACAAATGGTTGAGTATTTCATCAACACGTATTCTAATCCCGGTGATGTTGTTTTAGACAACTGTATGGGATCAGGTACAACTGGTATAGCCTGTAAGAATACAGGCAGACAATTCATCGGGATCGAAAAAGATCCTGACTATTTTAAACTAGCACAAACCCGAATTAACACAGATGTATTCACTATTCGATAATTTCTTCGCACCTACTCGTGTTATTGTTGTCTCTGAAGAGAGAATCAAACAAGCAGAGAAGGAGGCAAGAGAGAATCAGATCAACGTCATTGATAACCGTATCGATGAACTAACCAAGTATAGACTTCAGCTAACTGAAGAGCTTGCTGAACTCAATGAACCTCAATCACTTGAAGAGGCATTGACAGGTGAGTAGAACTATACACACAACTGATAAACCTGTAACCCTTGAGGGATATCAAGCAGTGATGGCACCAAGCAAGTTTGGCTATTCTCTCGGCGCTATCGTCGGCGAGGACATAGTTAATAAGCTAGATGCTGAACGAACTGAAGTACTCAAGTGGGCAGAATCAAAACTAAAGAACCCTAAAAGAGCCACACTTAAACCCGAACCTTGGGAAGAAGTAAGCTCAGGAAATTACAAGATCAAGTTCTCATGGAATGAGGACAACCGACCACCCGTGGTAGACACGGAAGGTACCCCTATTACTGATGCAAAAACACCTCTGTACAACGGATCAACTGTTAAGCTTGGTTTCTATCAAAAACCTTATATCCTCAGAGATGGAGTTACCTATGGTAGTTCTCTTAAGCTCCTTGGTATTCAAGTTGTCTCAATGAAAGGGGAAGCTGGAGTAGATACTGGAGACCTAGATGCGAACGAAGTCGCTGAATTATTCGGGAGAACCTCGGGCTTTAAAACAAGCGATCCGAACGTTACTCCTACTACAGATGACAAGACCGAAGACGAAGACTTCTAGATTCAGATCTCAGTTAGAAGAAAAAGTTGCCGATTTATTAATTAACTTAGATGTTACATTCGATTACGAAACAACTCAAATTGCTTACACAATCCCCCACAACTACTACCCTGATTTTATATTACCGAATGGGGTTATTCTAGAATGTAAGGGATACTGGGATGCTGCAGACAGAAGGAAAATCAAAAGTGTTAAAGAACAGAATCCAGATATAGATCTGCGTATGGTCTTTCAATCACCCTTTAACACCATATCAAAAAAATCAAAAACAACATACGCCCAATGGTGTGAACGTTTAGGTATACCCTGGACTTCATTCCAAAACATTCCACTCGATTGGTTAATCGAACGATGACCGAAAGTGAATTCGTAATGCATTTGCCTTGCGAGAACTGTGGATCGTCAGATGCAAAATCAATGTACTCTGACGGTCACACTTTTTGTTTCGTCTGTCATAGTCGTACAGCAGGCGAAGAAGACACTAATCACATTCATCAAATGAGCGACAAGATCCACCTTATGGGCTCAGCCGAACGGCTGCAGAAGCGGAACATATCAGAGAAAACATGTCAATTTTATCAAATCTATCAGTATGATCAAACCCTAAGATTCCCCTACTTCACAGAAGATGGAGTTCTGCAGGGAGTTAAAACGAAAACCAAACGCAAGGACTTTAGATATGAAGGAATTTCCACTAACACCTTATTTGGTCAGCATCGCTTCCCTAGTACTGGTAAACGTATTGTTGTTACTGAAGGTGAGTTAGATGCTGCGAGCTGTTATGAATGCATGCCTGGATGGCCTATGGTATCCCTACCGCATGGCGCAGCGTCGGCGAAGAAGGATATACAGAAACAAATCCCGCTATTCCAGGGATATGATGAAATCGTATTATTCTTTGATAGCGATGAAGCTGGAAGAAAGGCGACAGAAGAAGCTTGCACGGTATTACCGCCGGGTAAGGTTAAAGTCGCTAGGCTTGAAGCATACAAAGATGCCTCTGATGCTCTCCAATCGCTCGATTCGGATGCAGTAAGGAAGGCTATATGGGACGCGAAACCCTATCGACCTGATGGTATTATTGATGCAAAATCATTATTAACACTAGTCACAACACCACAACAACCATGCGAACATGAGTATCACTTCAAAGGATTGCAAGAGAAGTTACACGGGATACGGTATGGAGAACTTACAACAATTACTGCGGGCTCTGGTACAGGAAAAACCTCATTCTGTAGGGAACTTGCGGCTAAACTATGCGACAAAGGTGAACACGTTGGGATACTGGAGCTTGAAGCAAGCAATAGGAGAACAGCACTTGGACTGATGTCCGTATCAGCTGGCGTATCACTTCACTTAGGAGATCAAGATGAGGAACAACTCACATCCGTCTTTCAGCGAACTATTGCCGATTGGAATCTCTATCTTTTTAATGGCTTTGGCTCTTACGATCCAGACCTTATCTATAATCGAATCGAATACATGGCAACCGGACTGGAGTGTCGTGTTGTATTCCTCGATCACCTGAGCATATTACTCAGTGGTCTTGATGGCGATGAACGTCGTATGATAGACACAACTATGACTAAACTACGGTCTTTAGTAGAACGTACTGGCATAGCATTATTCCTTGTTTCACATTTAAGAAGGACAAACAGTGACCAAAACCATGAAGAGGGAGCTAGAGTTACCCTCGGGCAGCTCAGAGGATCTGCGGGAATTGCGCAACTTAGTGACAGCGTGGTCGCACTCGAACGAAATCAGCAGACCGATTCTGAACGAAGCCTTACGACAGTGCGAGTTCTTAAAAATCGCTATTCAGGCGAGACTGGCATCGCGTGTCAACTAGAGTATGATCTTAACACCTGTAAATTTATCGAACATGAAGCTGAATCCACATCCTTCAACCCAGCCACAGATTTTTGAACATTATGAACACCCTTGGTATAAATATTTAAATAAACCTAACCCACCTACCACCGAAGCAATTGAACGAGCCAAGTTTAAAGACAAGACTTTCACATGGAACGGACGGTAGTACATTAATCTTTGACCTAGAAGCTAACGGACTACTCTATGATGTTACCCAAATCCACTGTATTGCTTACCATGATAGCGAGCTCGATGAGATTATATCATTCAATGATGAATGCCCTGGTAAAGGCATGTCGTCTCCTATCGTTCGAGCAGTACAGTACCTCGAACAAGCTGATGTTATTGTGGGTCATAATATCATTGGCTACGATATACCAGTTATTCGTAAGCTATATCCCTTTTTTAGCCCCCGTGGTACCATTATTGATACCCTGCTTCTTAGTCGCCTCTATCATAGCGGACTTATGCTATTAGATAAGGAGAGGAATTGGCCACACATGCCACTTCAACTCTACGGAAGGCACTCACTAGAAGCATATGGGTATAGATTATCAGAGTACAAAGGGGATTTCGGAAAGACTACAGATTGGTCTGAATGGTCCCAAGAACTTGAAGACTACTGTATACAAGACGTTGTTGTTACACAGAAACTATGCGACCACTTCCACCCTTACCTGAGTGGATCCAAATGGAGCACCAGGTAGCACAAACACTTACACAACAGGAGCTACATGGATGGTACTTCGATGAACGAGCCGCTCAGCAACTTGAGTCAACTCTCCGAAGAGAGTTGGAACAAACTACTCAAGTACTTCGGCGACAATTCCCTTTCGTTGCAGGAGCGTTGTTCACTCCTAAACGAGATAATGCACGACAGGGATACATTAAAGGAGCAGAGCTCCAACGATTAAAAGACTTTAACCCTACATCACGAGATCAAATTGCATGGATACTCCAGACACATTTTGGCTGGACACCGAACCAAATGACAGCTACTGGGAAGCCTATTATAGACGAGATTACTCTGACGGAGATAGACAATCCCTTCTCGAAGCAATGTCTAAAACTTTTAGATCTGACGAAGAAGCTTGGAATGATCTCCGAAGGCGTGAACGCATGGCTCAAGCTATGTACGACGTCTAGTAGAATACACCACCACTGTTCAGTAGGTTGTGCTACTCACAGATGTAGCCATAGAAATCCAAATTTAGCACAAGTACCTAGTGATGAAAGATTCCGCCGTTTATTCTTACCTTCGCCGGGGATGGTCATGGTTGGAGCTGATCTTTCGGGTATTGAGCTTCGGATGCTTGCTCATTATCTCGCTCGTTATGACCGAGGTAAGTACGCAGATATCCTACTACACGGCGACATCCACCAGGAAAATGCAGATAAAATTGGAATTAGTAGAAGAGAAGTTAAAACAGTTACCTATGCATTCTTATATGGCGCAGGAAATAGAAAGATCGGCACATCCTTCGATGATAGCCTTGGGGAAGTTGAAGCAGCAAGAAAGGGTAAAGAAATCCGCACAGCGTTTGTTGGTGCCATTGAAGGCCTTGCTGAACTCCTCGAAGCTATTAGGAAAGCAAGTGAAAAAGGTTACGTTAGATCCATTGATGGACGCCGCATTGCGTGCGATAGCCCGCACAAAGCGTTGAACTATCTACTCCAATCAGGAGCTGGAATTGTAGCTAAACGTTGGATGATACTATCTTCAGACAATTTAATAAATGATCACATTCATCAATTGGCTTTTATCCATGATGAACTACAATATGAAACACTACCGGATGAGGTAGAGCATGTTAAATTTGAATTAGAATCACATGCTAAACTTGCAGGTGAATACTATAATTTACGAATCCCAATTGCTGCAGAAGCAAAGTCGGGAATTAATTGGGCGGAAGTCCACTAACAATTTATGAAACTATTAATTGATGCTGACTTCATAGTCTATAAAGCCTGTGCAGCAGCAGAAACTGAATTAGATTTCGGTAACGATGTAATACTTGTAACTAGTAAGTTCTCTGATGCTTTACAAGCAGCTAAGAGGGATTTACAAAAGATAAAAGGGAAGTTTATGTGGGATATACCAGAGTTGATATTATTCTTCTCTGATTCTGTTAACTTCCGTAAGAAGATACAAGCTGATTACAAAGGACACCGAAATAGAAAGAAACCCTGTGGTTATAGACGTGTCATCAATCAATTAAAGCAAGAGTATGAAGTAATACTTATGCCTACACTTGAAGCTGATGATGCTATGGGTATTTATGCCACAAAAAATCCTGGCAACACTATCTGCAGTCCTGATAAGGATATGAGACAGATTCCAGGTAACTTATATGACATGTCTGATTTCACATTCATCGACGCGAAAGATG